GTGGAACTACTTTTGGTGAGTTTACTAATTCATCTACTGATTTTGTAATTAAATCTACAACATCTGATAAAGATATATTAATTAAAGGTAATGATGGTGGAAGTACAATTACAGCACTAACACTAGATATGTCTGATGCTGGAACAGCTACTTTTAATCATGATATTAAAATAGCAGATGGCGGTCAGATAGGATCAGCTTCAGATGCAGATGCTATGGCAATTTCGTCTGCTGGAGTTGTTACTTTTAGTGGTGCTGCAAATGTTGGACAACAAGCACTTACTTCATCATCAAACGCTGTTGCTTGGGATGCAAGTGCTAAACCAAATGCATTTCATCTAACAACAGAAAACACTACTTTCTCTGCACCAAGTAATGCAGTAGAAGGTGCTTTTATAGCTTTAGAAATTAATTACAATGGAAGTCATACAATTGCTTGGAACACAGTATTTGAATTTGCAGCATCAACTGCACCAACAGCAACAAGCACAGATGGCAAGACAGATATTTTGGTATTTAGATATAACGGAAGTGTTTGGCAAGAAGTAGGTAGAACATTAAATTTAAGTGAGAGTTAATAGGAGTTAAAATAATATGTATGCAATAATAACAGACGGATCAATATCTAGGTATATCAATCATCCTAAAGCAATAACTATAGGAGATGTACAATATCCAGCAAAGATATTTTCTGCATGGACTGCAAGTGAACTAGCAGCCATTGGAATTATAGCGGTAACTTTTGATGATAGTAATAAAAAAAATGAGAAGTGGTATATTAATACTGATCAAACTTTTACATATGATGCATCTGCTGGAACTGTAACTGCAACTTATGGAACAGCTACAGCTAAAGCTCATGCAGATACTTTATTTTCAGCTCAAGATGAAACAGATGGTTTAGGCACTGAAGGAGATGTAAAAGTTGAAGGATTAAAGACAACATTAATTAGAACAATTAAAAAGCAAGCTGCAGGAATATTACAAGATACAGACTGGTATGTAGTTAGAAAAGCAGATGCAGGTACAGCAGTGCCATCATCTATTACAACTCATAGAGCAGCAGTAAGAACTAAAGCAGCAGAGATGGAAACAGCTATTACAAATGCAAGTGATACACCAGCTCTTGAAACTTTATATACATACACAAAACAAGAGGATGGCTCAAATACTAGACCATTAGGTGAGCTTCCAGAACTGGAATCTTAATGCCTTTTATACTCGGAACTAATTCTGTAAAAGGTGGTTTTAATGTAGCTAACTCATTGCGATTTAATGAGGGAAGTTCTGATTATTTAAGTTTAAATCCAGGAACATCATCTAGTACAAAAACATTTACTTATTCTTTTTGGACAAAAAGAAGTACACATGCTTCTGATCAAGAAGATTATCTAGGTGCAGGTGGAAGTGCTGACCAAAACCATATTCAAATAAGAAATGATCATGTTAGAGTAAGGCATTATGCAGGTGGTCATACTTTTGATGTAGAAACAGCTGATGAATTAAGAGATCCGTCTGCTTGGTATCATATAGTAGTTGGTGTTGATACAACTCAAGGGACTGCATCTAATAGAATTAAAATATATGTTAATGGGGTGCAACGAACTTCTTTTACAACAGAATCATATCCCGATCAAAATTTTGATTTTGATTTTTTACAAAATGGTGCAACTACTTATATAGGTAGAAGAGGTCATAGCGTTGCTTATAGTTTAGATTCTTATTTATGTGAAGTAGCATTTATTGATGGCTCACAACTAGCACCAACATCATTTGGAGAATTTGACGAAGATAGTCCTACAATTTGGAAACCAAAAGATTTTAAAAGTGATGTTACATTTGGTAATGCAGGTTTTTATTTAGAATTTAAACAATCTGGAACAAGTCAAAATAGTAGTGGTATGGGTGCTGATACATCTGGTAATGATAATCATTTTGCAGTTGTCAATCTTACATCAGTAGATCAATCTACGGATACCTGTACTAATAATTTTGCAACAATGAATCCTTTATCAAAAGGTTCAGATATAACTATTTCAGAGGGTAATCTTAAAGTATCAAACGGTGCTTCAGATAATAGTATTATTGGAAATGTAGGTTTTGGAAATGGTAAATGGTATTGGGAGGCAAAATGTACAGGTTCTAGTACCTATGCTAATATTGGAGTAACTAGAGCAAGTGTAGATGGTTCTAATCATAGTGCTGTTGACGCAGGTAGAGTTGTATATTCTCATAATGGTAATGTGTATAAAGAAGGTTTAGGTGATTCAGCTACAGCTACAGGCACAACTTTTACAACAAATGATATTGTTAGTGTTGCTTATGATGCACAAAATGGTTCTGTAAAATTTTATAAAGGTGGAGTATTAGTAAACACTACAACAGATACCGATCTTTTATATTCTAACTATGAATACATAACCTCAGTTGGTATAAATGATGGCGGTTTTGAATTAAACTTTGGTTCTCCACCTTACTCAATCTCATCTGGTAATTCGGATGCTAATGGTCATGGAAATTTTGAATATGCGGTTCCATCGGGCTATTTTGCCCTTTGTACCAAAAACCTAGCGGAGCACGGATAATGGCTTATACAACTATAGATAATCCAGAACTTTATTTTCAAACATTACTTTGGTCAGGAGATGGTACAACTAGTAGAGCACTTACTTTAGATGGCGATGAGAATATGCAACCTGATTTTGTATGGATCAAACAGAGAACTGGTAGCACACCACATAAACTATTTGATGTTGTAAGAGGTGTTCAAAAATCTTTAAAAACAAATTCTATTGATAGTGAAGCTACAGATGATGAAAATGGTTTTGTTACTGCATTTGGTACAGATGGTTTTACTGTTGGAACTGGTAGCTCTGGCGTTGACGATGTAAACGCAGGTAGTGGTTCTAAATATACATCTTGGAATTGGAAAGCAGGAGGTTCATCAACTTCATCTAATTCAAACGGAAGTATAACTTCAACCGTTTCTGCAAATAATACTGCTGGATTTTCTATTGTTGCTTGGACAGGTGATGGTGGTGAAGGTTCAACAGTTGGCCATGGGCTTACTTCAGATTTAGATTGTATAATAATTAAAGAAAGAGGTGGAAATGATTGGTGGCATCATTGGCAAACAGGAATGTCTGGAGCTTCATATAATCTTTTTTGGAATAATACCAATGGTGAAAGAGCTTCTGTTAATGATGGACATGTTAAAGATCTACCTACATCTCAAAGAGTATTTGGATTTGAAAGTAGTACATCAAATGTTGATGCAGTTAATCAGAATACTATAGCCAATATTGGCTACTGCTTTAGTAGTGTAAAAGGTTACTCAAAATTTGGAAAATACACTGGAAATGGAAGTACTAATGGTCCATTTATCTACACAGGATTTAAAGCAGCTTGGGTTATGACAAAGAGAATAGATAGCACTGGTGATTGGGCTATGATGGATAATAAAAGACCAAATAAATTTAATGTAGTTCAAAATTATTTTAAAGGACAAGCAAGTGATGCAGAACAAACAGATGATAGTTTTAATATTGATATTTTATCAAATGGATTTAAAATTAGATATAATAATAGTAATTATAATGCTTCTGGAGGTAGTTATGTTTACATGGCTTTTGCAGAATCTCCATTTGTAAATTCTAAAGGAGTGCCTACAATGGCAAGATAATTATGTTACAAAAATTAAAATTTGAACCAGGATTTAATAAACAAGTTACATCAACAGGTGGCGAAGGTCAATGGGTTGGTGGAGACAATGTTAGATTTAGATATGGTACACCTGAAAAAATAGGTGGTTGGTCACAATTAGGTTCTTTTGATATAACTGGTCGTAACACAGCTATTCATCATTTTATTAATACATCAGGAATTAAATATGCAGCGTTAGGTACAAATAGAATATTGTATGCTTATTCTGGAGGTATTTTTTATGACATACATCCAATTAAAACGACAACGACTCTAACAAGTGCTTTTTCTACAACTAATGGATCATCAGTTGTAACACTTACATTTTCATCTGATCATAACATTAATAAATTTGATATTATATTATTAGATAATTTTTCATCTATTACTAATTCTAATTTTACATCAAGTAATTTTGATGATAATAAATTTATGGTAACAACCATACCGACTAGTACAACTTTAACAATTGATGTTGGATCTAATGAATCAGGATCTGGAGCTAGTACATCTGGTGGAATTAGAGTTAAACATTATTATCCTGTTGGACCAGCAGTTGAAGTTGCATCAACAGGTTTTGGCCTTGGATCATGGGGTGGTCAAGCACAAGGACAGTTTACATCAACATTATCATCAGGAATTAATGCAAGTGTAACAAGTCTAACAATGGCAAGTTCATCTTCATTTCCATCTTCAGGAACAGTTATTATAGGCTCAGAATTAATTACTTATACAGGAAATAGTGGTGGTACTTTATCAGGTTTAACAAGAGGTGCTAGTGGTACAACTGCGGCGTCTCACTCATCAGGTGCAACCGTAACCGATGCATCAAGTTTTTTTGCATGGAACTCTGCAGCATCTGGAGATGTTGTAACAGCACCTGGATTATGGTCACTAGATAATTTTGGCAATAAATTAATTGCAACTATTAATGGCGGTGAAAGTTTTGAGTGGGACTCAAACCCAACAGGTGCAAACAATACTAGAGCTACAATTATAACAAATGCACCAACAGCATCTGCATTTAGTTTGGTATCAACACCAGATAGACACTTGTTATTTTTTGGAACAGAAACAACTATTGGAACAAAATCAACACAAGACCCTATGTTTATAAGATTTTCTTCTCAAGAAGATATTAATACTTATACACCTAGTGCAACAAACACTGCCGGCACTCAAAGGCTTGCTGATGGATCTAAAATTGTTGGAGCAATTAGAGGTAGAGATGCTATTTATGTTTGGACAGACACTGCATTATTTACTATGCGTTTTGTTGGTCCACCTTTTACATTCTCATTTCAACAAGTTGGTACTAACTGTGGATTGATTGGACAGAATGCAGCCGTTGAGGTTGATGGCACTGCATATTGGATGTCAGAAAACGGTTTCTTTAGATATTCAGGTAGATTAGAATCGTTACCATGTTTAGTTGAAGATCATGTGTTTGATGATATTAATACAATACCTAAACAACATATCAATGCAGGTTTAAATAATTTATTTGGTGAGGTAATGTGGTTCTATCCAAGTTCTAGTTCTGGAACAGTAAATAAAATGGTTGCTTATAATTATTTAGATTCAACTACACAAAGACCTGTATGGACTAGTGGTACATTAGCTAGATCTGCTTGGCAAGATTCAGCTGTATTTGGTAAACCACATGCTAGCGAATATAATTCAAGTGGTACAACTCCCACAACTGACACTAATTATGTTTTTGGTAACAGTGATGGTGTATCAACTTACTATGAACACGAAACAGGATTAAATCAAGTTAAAGGTGGTGTTTCATCAGCAATAACATCGAGCATTGAATCTGGAGATTTTGATATTGGTGAACAAGGTATACCTGGTGATGGTGAATATATGATGAAAATTAGAAGAGTTATACCAGATTTTATAGCACAAACAGGAGATGCTAGAGTTACATTAAATTTAAGAGACTTTCCAAATGATGCACAAGTTAGTTCATCGCTTGGTCCTTTTACAGTAAATTCAAGCACACAAAAAATAGATACACGTGCACGTGCAAGGTCTATTTCTTTAAAAATAGACAACACAGCTGCAGGTCAATTTTGGAGAGTAGGAACTTTTAGAATTGATTATCAACCAGATGGGAGAAGATAATGGCAAAAATAGTACAAACATTAACACAGCCACCAAAAGAATACGATCAAGTAACATTTTTATCTTTGGTCAGAGATCTAAATGGTTTAATAGAAAAATTAAATACAACTTTTCAA